TTTTTACCCGCAGCAATGTTTCCTGCCCAAGATACGCCAGTTGAAACGGAAGAGTTTGCAACGAGTGTTGTGCCGTCAGCGCCTACTGCGAGGTTGGTGACAGTTGCAGCGCCGTTAGCAACAATTAAGTCGCCCTTAGCGGTCACTGTGTTAGAAGATATCGCGGTTGGAATAGCAAATGAAGAGAAGGTAACAATTTCTATTACATCTCCCGCAACAAGCGCATTAACAAGAACTACAGATGTGCCGTTAGTGGCTGTATAGTCTGTGGTTCTAACAAGGAGAACTCCGTTAACGTAGACCTCTTCTTTACCTACTAGGTAGGAGATTGTGGCGCCGTTGGAATCTGTGCCAGATATTGTTGTCTCTCCACCTGTAGCGTTATAGGTGTACCTGTTTACGGTACCAGCGCCACCGTTTACACTTGAGATGGTCATGGGTTAGAGTTCACTTCCAAAGGCGCTGAAAGAAAGATTTGCAGTTGAGGAGTAGACACGGATCGTATCGTTTTGCGCCATTGTTACGCCTAGTGTGAGGGCGGTTGTATCTGAGGCCGCAACAGTTGCGCCATAAACAATCCAGTGCTTTGCAGTAGTTGAAGCATCTCCAGAAGGGCGAACTGCAATACGGTATGTGGCGGCAGAGGCTGTCTGGTTACAGATAGTGATAGTTGAAACTACGCTACCTGAGGCTGATCCAGCAGTGTATAAGACAGTTTCTGTAGTTGCTGCTGGGTTTGACTGGCCCAAGATTTTGTAAGTTGCCATATAACTCCTTTAAAAGGTATTGGGTATAGGTTAAAGGGTACAAAGAGGGAATGTGGGCTAAAGTGACCCTATGAATTTGGTGCAAAAATCGGTTTCTCAGGGTGGAAAATTAGCGCCCATTATTATACCTAACTCCCTAACTAATGGTTTGGGACTAATGAACCCCTCTGTATACATAGATAGTGATGGAGATATTCTTCTTAATCTTCGTCAGGTTAATTACACTCTGTATATCTCTGAAAATGAAAAGCGCTTTTTCTCTCCTTGGGGGCCGCTTACCTACCTTCATCCAGAGAAGGATCAACGCCTAGTAACCAATAACTTCTTATGCCGCCTTGATAAAGATTACAACGTCATCAACTACACCAAGGTAGAAATGCTAGAACTACATACCCCTATCTGGGAATTTGTAGGCCTCGAAGACGCCCGTGTAGTTCAATGGGATGGCGATTACTACCTGGTTGGAGTCCGTCGTGATACCACGACTAATGGACAAGGTCGTATGGAGTACAGCAAGGTAGAGATCGACAAAGAAAACTGGACAGTCAAAGAGACACAAAGAGTAAGAGTTCCTGCCCCTGTTGCTGAGGCAACTTCATATTGTGAGAAAAATTGGATGCCCGTACTTGATGACCCTTATCACTTTGTTAAGTGGGCTATGCCTACAGAAGTTGTTTGGGCCAATCCTAACGAGCCTGAGTGTAAACAGACTACAGTAAATGATAACGTTCCTAGACCACCCATTGATCAACGAGGTGGTTCTCACGTTGTTGCTTGGGGTGACTACCTCATCTGCGTTACACATGAGGTTAAACTGTGGAGAAACTATTTAAACCAAAAAGATTCAACCTATAGACACCGACTAATTGTTTGGGATAAAGAGTTTAACTTTGTTGGTCTTAGTACAGAGTTTGCCTTTATGGATACGCCTATTGAGTTTTGTGTTGGGGCCGCCCTAATTAACGACAATTTACTTTTAAGTTTTGGCGTACAAGATAACTCAGCATTTGTGCTTGAAGTTCCACAATCTGTTGTTAACGAATTGATTGAAGAGGCAAAAACATATGGCAATTAAAGAACTGGCAATTGACGTTGCTTTTGACTCCTTTAACCCTGAGAAAAACTTTGCTTTGGCTAATGCCTATTACGATCAAGGGCAGTACTCTTCTGCCGCTGGGTTCTATCTTAGGGCTGCGGATCGTGGATATAAGACTCATCCACTTATTGCTTACACCTCCCTGCTGAGGATGTCCCTCTGCTTTACTCAACAAGGAGAACGCAGCGCTACCGTCTATCAAAATACGTTACAAGCACTTACTCTTCTTCCTGGGAGACCAGAGGCGTACTTCTTACTATCACGCATTCATGAGCGCAATAAAGAATGGCAGAAGGCATACACCTTTGCAGAACTTGGCCTTGTACATACCATCGCAAGTTACAATCAACCACTTCCTGTCTATGTAGAGTACAACGGCCCATACGTATTGATGTTTGAGAAGGCTGTTTCTGGCTGGTGGTTAGGACGTAAAGAAGAGAGCAAGGAGTTGTTTACACATCTTCTTGATAACGTTGAGATGTCTCAAGAGTATCTCAATGGCTGTATTAACAATATGAAGTTGTTCTAATGTTTCCTAATTGGTTTCAAAACGTCTCCCCATACTTTGACCGCAAATGCCCTGAAGTTCCTTTGCGTGCATTACAGATTGGTACCTACACAGGGGATGCTACAGAATGGCTACTCCTTAATAGAAACATTGTTACTATTGATGATGTAGATACTTGGGCAGGCAGTGAAGAAGAACAGCACGAACATTTAGACTTTTCTTCTGTAGAGGAGTATTACGACTCTCGCTTTAAAGATAACCCAAGAGTTATTAAGAATAAGATGACTAGTGATAAGTTCTTTAACCAGAACAAAAAGACCTTTAATTTTATCTACATAGACGGTAGCCACACTGCCCTTCAAACGGCTTTAGATGGCCTCAACGCCTTTAAAGTCCTTGAACCTGGTGGCGTTATTGCCTTTGACGATTACCTATGGGCAGAGGGCGGCAAACCCTTCCTAGAGCCTATGCGGGGTGTCAATGCCTTTATGCAAGTTTGTGCAGGCGAGATGAATTGCCTAGAAGACGGATATCAGATGTGGTTTGTTAAATGCTAGAGAATGCTTGTTTTGAAGTATTTCACACTGACACAGGAAATAAACTTCGCAATCAATCTTATGACGGAATTCTTAAGAGCGTGTCTTTTCTCCCTAGACTTGGTTCTCCTACTATGTACCTTAACACCGTTGACAAGGTAGAGAACTTCATCAATCTGCACCCAGACTTTAAAGTCAATACGGTAGAAGATTACTGCAAACCAGGAGAAACATTTCCTCCTAGCGCAGGAGTTGTAGGCGTTTGGGCAAGTAATTACAAGGCTTATAAGAAGTTCTTAGAATCCGATTATGACACTCTTATCCTTTTTGAGGACGATATTACTATCAGTAAAAACTTTCAGTTAGTTATTGAGATATACATGCGTCAACTTCCTGTTGATTGGGACTTCTTCTCGTTCTTTGTTCCTGATGATTCTCTCTTTGCCTACAATGAAGATACCCATACTATTGGAGCAGAAAACGTTTGTATCTCATATCAGCAATGGTCATGCGCTGGCTATATGGTGAGCCGAGAAGGTGCACGCAAGGCTGTGGAGGATATAGAGTCACGAGGCATCAATTGCCCAGTTGATTGGTACATCTTTAACTTTCGAATGAAGAAAGAAGAAAATCAAAAAACTTTTTATACATATACTTTAAAGCCAGGGCACTATCGTCCTGTGCAGTTTTTACAGGGGGCAGCCCAATACACGCAGATTCACAACGGAAGTACTGAGTTACTAAACTAGTTACATTCCGCCAAAAAGCAACGCTGTAACTGTTGGATCTGCAGATAGTTGTCCTTGGATACCCTGCACACCCTGTGTTCCTTGGGTGCCCTGCACACCCTGAACTCCTTGCACACCTTGCACACCTTGCGTACCCTGTGTGCCTTGTACGCCTTGCGTGCCTTGAATAGATAGGCTCTGTACGCCTTGAGTACCCTGAACACCTTGTGTTCCTTGAGAACCTTGTGCACCAGTTGTACCTTGGATAGATAGGCTCTGTACACCCTGCGTTCCCTGAGTACCTTGAGTACCTTGTGTACCTTGAGCACCAAGGGTACCTTGTGCACCAGTAGTACCCTGGATACCGATCGCACCATCAAGGTTAACTGTCCACGATGTGTAGGTGCCAGAGCCTAGGCTACGGGTGACTGTAATAGTCAATGATCCAGTGCCAGAGTTATACGCTGTTACATCTCCGTAAATAACGTTAGAGATAGTGTTGGCAATAATAACTGACTGACCTACTGAATATGAAAGGTTAGCGGCAACTGTAAGAGTCTGAGAACCAGACGCTGGAAGAGTAAGCGAAGTTGTAGAAGATGTTTGGTACTTATCTCCTGCTGTTCCTTGTAAACCAAATGTTCCTTGAAGACCTTGAGTACCCTGTGTTCCTTGGGCGCCTTGCGCACCAGTAGTTCCTTGAACTCCCTGTACACCTTGTGTGCCTTGAGTGCCTTGTGTTCCTTGGATAGAAGGGCTTTGCACACCCTGAATACCTTGAACACCCTGGACACCCTGTGTGCCCTGTACACCCTGCACGCCTTGAGTACCTTGAATAGATGGACTCTGTACACCTTGGATACCTTGAACACCCTGTACGCCTTGTACGCCCTGAGTTCCTTGAGATCCCTGCACACCTTGAGAACCAGTAGTTCCTTGAGAACCTTGAACGCCCTGTGTGCCTTGAGAACCCAAAGTACCTTGTACACCCTGTAGCCCTTGAACACCCTGCGTACCTTGAGCACCTGTTGCTCCTTGGCTACCAAGTACTCCTTGAACTCCTTGTAGTCCTTGAACACCCTGGACTCCTTGTACTCCCTGCACGCCTTGAGTACCTTGTGTGCCTTGGGTGCCTTGGGTGCCCTGAATGCCTTGGTAATTAACTTGGGACATACGAATAACTGCGCCCGCTGCCTGTGGGACGGGAGATGCGGCTGCTACTGCATTAAGAAATACGTTAGTTGAAGTTGCGTTCCAAAATACTTCATAGTAATCATTGGCAGTAGCGTTAACTTGCCATGTCCACGCAGTAATGGTTGGAGTTGTGTCTGTTACTGATGAATCAAAAGCAGTAGAGACTGCAGTTGCCCCGTTTTTAACAAGCCAGAAGTTTGCCTGTTTGTTTCCTGGTCCTGTTACGGAAACTTGAGCCGCAAAATCAATAAGGTATGTTCCTGTTACTGGCGCAGTTAAACGTGTAAGTGATGTGCCATTTGTAACAAGAGTTACGCCATTTTGAATATTAGTTGAGTCAAACTTAACGGCTTCTCCACCAGTTGTAGCGTTCTGGTCTACAGTTGAGTAGAAAGAGCCATAGTTAGAGATAACGCCACCAGCGCCAGTAGCACCAGTTGCTCCTTGTGTACCAGTACCTGTGGTCTGTGTGAAAAGAATTGGGTCAGTGTCAATCTTGATATACCCATTAGCAAGAGAACCAGTATTGTATTGAATCCACGATTGTCCTGCGTGTGTATTTCCAGACACAACAAGAACAAAGTCACCATAGGTAACTTCACCCACACTGCTGTCGTCATAATCAGTAGCACGAGTAAGTTTCCACTTTGTTCCCGCAGTACCAATAGTAGTTACTGTATAAATACCGTTTTGAGTAGTTGTTGCTTGGTCTTTAACAAGAATTCTTTGACCAACAGATGTGGCAGTTACACCATCAACTACAAGAGCACCATTTGTTGTTGCTTGTAGATACCCACCAACACCAGTACCACCAGAGGCATCTGTTGAACCTGGGGTATAGGTAGGGGAGTTAGGAAGAACAGCGGCGGTTGTTAACGCTACAGATAAGTGGGCGTTATTGATGTTTGCAGGACCCTGTACACCTTGAAGTCCCTGAATACCTTGAACACCCTGGACTCCTTGGACGCCTTGAGTACCTTGGGTTCCTTGTGTTCCCTGCGTACCTTGAAGTCCTTGTGTTCCTTGAGTACCGAGTGTTCCCTGTGAACCAGTGGTTCCTTGCGTACCCTGTAAACCTTGTACTCCTTGAATGCCTTGGACACCCTGAGTTCCTTGCGCTCCCTGAGCGCCAAGTGTTCCCTGTACTCCTTGAGTTCCCTGGGTACCTTGAACACCTTGGGAACCATTGTATCCTTGAGTACCAAATACACCTTGGGTACCTTGCACACCCTGTGTACCTTGAATGGCTTTACCTTGAGTTCCTTGTGTACCTTGAACGGTGGGTACAGATACATCAATAGTTTTGCCTGTAGAGTGATAAGTAAATGAGATGTTGTTCTGTGTTCCGCTTGTTATAGCGTTGTACACATGCTCAGGAGTTGAATATAGGTTTTGTACACCTTCTGGAAGATCGTCAGTAGACCCTAAAGCCGCCCCTGAAATAGCGGTAGAAACTTCTTGTAAAGATACTCCAGAGTCATTCCACTGAGAACCATCGTATACACGAATTTTACTAGAGACTGTATTGTAGTAAGTGTCTCCAGCAGAATGGCCCGTAGGGTCGCTAGTTAGGTGCAAAAGACCTAGCGGTACGACGTAACTACGGGCCATCTGTAAAACTCCTCACTTAATGTTTAAACAATATACTACAGAAAGTGAGTGCTAAGCCTTTACTACTACTCTGTAGGACTTAGTTGTAATTGGCGCTACCGCAAATCCAACTGTTACGGATGTTGTGGTTACATAAGCAACGTCTGTAACAACTTCCATCTTGGTTGCTGTATCCCAAACGGTAACCATAATATCTTCAGTTCCTAGGTTGTGTGTAACTGTGAACGCTGTAGTTCCAGATGCTCCACCATCGGTTGAATCTCCAGTAATGGTTGTTGCATAGGTTCCAAGTTGACCAGAGAGACCCTGTACACCTTGTACGCCTTGCGTACCCTGTGTGCCGTCAGTTCCCTGAGTACCTTGAGAACCAGTGGTTCCCTGTACACCAGTGGCACCATCAAGGTTGATAGACCATGAGGTAAAGGTTCCTGAACCAACAATGTCCTTAACATCTACAACAAGAGTGTTAGTACCTGATGTGTAACTGACTACAGTTGCATGCATGTACGCTGCATCGCTATGTGCAATTACTACGTCTTGAGCAACTGAGTAAGAAAGGTCTGGATCATCTAGAACAAAACTTACGTTAGTTGCTACAGCAACTGCGTTAGAAGTTGAAGATGATGTACGGTAGCGGTCAGAGTGCCCCTGGGTACCCTGAGTACCGTCGGTACCCTGTGTTCCTTGAGTTCCATCTGTACCCTGCGTTCCCTGTGTACCATCGGTACCTTGGGTTCCCTGAGTTCCATCTGTTCCCTGAGTTCCCTGAGTTCCGTCAGTTCCCTGAGTACCTTGTACGCCTTGAGCAGCAAGTAGGTCCCAATATCCCTCTACTCCACCAGGAGTGTAACCAGCAGAGGTGTAGACATTGCGGTACCAAAGTTGTCCGCCGTAAGTAACAACGTCACCTGTTGTGTAGACAATACCTGGGTCATAAACACCTAGGTAGTTCCAGAGAGCGGCTGTACCTTGAGTACCATCCGTACCTTGGGTTCCTTGGGTTCCGTCTGTACCTTGGGTGCCTTGAGTACCATCGGTGCCTTGGGTTCCCTGTTGTCCATCAAGACCCTGAGTTCCTTGTACACCTTGGGTTCCGTCTGTACCTTGAGCGCCCTGAGTTCCATCAGTTCCCTGAGTACCCTGCGTACCTTGGGTTCCCTGTGCACCTTGAGTACCATCAGTACCCTGTGTGCCTTGGGCTCCATCGGTTCCCTGGGTTCCCTGTGAACCTGTAGTTCCCTGAACACCCGTAGCACCGTCAAGGTTTACTGACCAAGAACCAGAAGTTCCTCCTCCAGTATAGTCCTTGATATTGAAGGTAAGTTGACCGTTGCTGCCGTTGTAATTAGTTACTGTTGCATGCATCAAGTTGTTTGCGTCAGACGCAATAACAATGTCTTGACCAACAGAGTAACTTAGCCCTGCTTCAACAGTAAATGTTACGTTATCTGCTACTTGTAGTGTGTAAGTATCTGTGGAGGTCGTGCGGTAACGGTCTGAGTGACCATCAGTACCTTGGGTACCGTCTGTACCTTGAGTTCCCTGCGTACCGTCGGTTCCTTGAGTACCTTGCTGACCTTCAGTTCCCTGTGCGCCTTGTGTTCCATCAGTGCCCTGAGTTCCCTGAGTTCCATCAGTGCCTTGAGCACCTTGTGTACCATCTACACCCTGTGTGCCCTGCGTTCCTTGAGCACCACGAGTACCTTGAGTACCCTGTTGACCTTCAGTTCCTTGTGTGCCATCAGTACCTTGAGTTCCTTGGGTACCATCTGTGCCTTGTGTGCCCTGAGTGCCGTCGGTTCCTTGAGTACCTTGCTGACCGTCTACACCTTGTGTACCCTGTGTTCCATCTGTACCTTGTGTGCCTTGGGTACCGTCTGTTCCCTGTGTTCCTTGAGAGCCAGTTGTACCTTGTACACCTGTTGCTCCATCAAGGTTAATTGTCCATGAAGAGTAGTTTCCAGAACCAACAATGGTATGAATATTTATTTGGATGTAATTAGATGGCACTGTCTCGTAGTAAGCAACAGTTCCAGTCATGTAGTTATTAATGTCGTAAGCAACAACGACATCTTGACCTACTGAGTAAGAAAGATTTTCGTCATTTACATAGAAGACTACGCCATCTGCTACTGCAATATCATTTGCGGTATTAGAGGTTGTCTTATAGCGGTCAGAATGACCATCTGTACCTTGTGCACCATCGGTACCTTGTGTACCTTGTGTACCTTGTGCGCCATCAGCACCCTGGGTGCCCTGTGTACCATCGGTACCTTGAGTTCCTTGTGTACCGTCGGTACCCTGAGTTCCTTGCTGACCGTCCGTACCCTGAGTACCTTGGGTGCCATCAGTTCCTTGTGTGCCCTGAGTACCATCAGTTCCCTGTGTACCCTGTTGACCATCAGTACCTTGAGTACCGTCAGTTCCTTGTGTTCCCTGTGTGCCATCAGTACCCTGAGTACCTTGTTGGCCGTCTACGCCTTGAGTGCCTTGAGTTCCATCTGTTCCTTGGGCGCCTTGCGTACCATCTGTACCCTGAGTACCTTGCTGGCCATCTACACCTTGTGTGCCTTGAGTACCGTGAGTGCCTTGGGTACCTTGAACACCTTGAGCACCAAAAGCAACCCAAACAGTTCCGTTCCATTGCTTGATGTACTTGTCTGTTGTGTCATAGTAAATCTGACCTTCAACAGGGTTCTGTGGTTGGGCGGCAGTTGAAAGGTTCTGAATGCGAGCATTCTGAAGCTCAAGCTTTCCTAAATC